ATCCTTACTTCCTTTCTTGACTTTACCAGTTACGGCAGTCTTCAGATTAGAACCTGGATTCTCACGCTTGTAAGCATCAACAGATTTCTGACTCATACCATCAACACCGTCTTTGCGGTTTGACTTCTGCCAGTCTTCACCCATTACTTCTTTTTCAGTTTTAGGTCTCAGTTCAGCAGCTGCTTTTAATGCGTCAATTTTCTTTCTTCCTGTAAGTTTTTTTGCTGCCGCTACAGCAGCATTATACTTTTCATATCCAGGAATTGCTTCTTGGATTTCAACTTCTTCCTTTTTAATTTTTTCGCAACGGTTGTAAGTCTTACCGAAAAGTTTTTGGGTTCCTACTTTTTTGTAACCCTTCCAGCACTTTTTTGCTTCATCAAGCATTCTGCTACCAATACCATCAGTTGGTTTCAGTGGTTCTGCTTTGATGATATCTACAGACTCAAACTCCATTGCCTGAAAGTCATCTCTCCAGTTGGAGAACTCATAACCTTCTTTCTTGGTCTTGTTGCCCCAGTTTTTAGCGCCAACTTTACGACACTTGACTAATGCACCAGATGCATAAGCACTTGGCCAGACAGAATAGCGAGACTTGACCTTATGGTAACAAGCATCTTTCTTGCCTTCATCAACCAATTCAACTTCTTCTTTTTTAGTTTTCTTATCTAATTTGGATTCAAGATCTTTCAAATCTTTAAAATTTCTAAGTTTGCCATCTCCCATTCTAATTTTATCAGTTGATCTAATTACATCACCACTATCATCATATCCCTCAACAACCTCACCTTCTGGTTGATATGAATTACGCATATTTTCAATCGCAGATTTTTGCTGCATACGAACATCGCCCGTCTGAGCACCAACTCTTTGAATTAAACCACCACCCTGAGCATTTGGTAGAACAGGTTTTTTAATTTGTTTTTTGGCGAGAGGATTTTTAATGTCCAAGTTGGGATGTCCAATAAATCCATCACCAGGTCTACCACCTAAAAACTCATCAAGTTGAACATCTTGTCTCCAGTTTGAATAAGATTCTTGAGTCACGTTCTTTGCCTTCCCTGTTCTGTTTGGATTTGGATCTTCTCTACGCTTTTTAGCAGCTCTCTTGTTTCTCTCTTCCTTACTCATAGCAGCACGGTCGTCTGCATCACGGCAATATGGTTTGGTCTTTTGACCGGGTTGTTTAGCACAAGGTTTACCATCATATTTACCACCAGTCTGTTTCCAACCGCCACCTTTGAACCAGTCGCGGAGAGAATACCCTTTGTCTTTAGAAGACTTACCATCACGTTTTTCAGTGATAACACCTTCCAAACATTGGCAAGGATCGTGTCCGCAGATAGGACAAGTTTCCTCATTAGTTACATAATCTGCTGCAGTATCAATATAGTCTGCTGCCTTGGTAATTTTAGATTGAACCCATGCTTTGAGTTCACCTTCACCAGTTTTACCCATCTTCTTTTGAAGACGAGAAGCGGCATTCTTAATAGTTTTCAATTCTGAACGAGCCATAGAATACTCGTGATCTTTCTTCTTTTCTTCGTTCATTTTTTTCTTACGACCTTGGCAGTGTGCTTTTTGAGAAAATCCTTTTGGATTATCACAATCAATAGACTTCTTATATTTATCTGACCACCCTTCGTTCATTTTCTCAGTCTTCTTTTTCATAGAATTGATGAACTTACGATAGACTGCTGCTTCAGAAGTTTTACCCATTTCCCTTGCTCTCTGTTCCATAGCAACTGCTGCCTGGATTTTATGGGCATGAGAACGACTTGATTTCTTTATCTTAGCAACACTTGCTTTTGCAGTTGCTACATCTTTGAAACCTAAACCATGAATGGTTCCTTTTGGGTTTTCATCTGTATAAAGGTCGGAGTGTTTTTTAGAATTGGCAGGTTGACCTTTTTTTCTAGGAATACGAGGATTTGACTCCTCTTGCATCGCCTGCTTACGAATTGTAGCAAAGTAAATCTTAGTGCCCTCTTCTTTACCATACTGATCAACCATATTCTGTTTCATATCAGACTTATCATACTTTTTCTTAAGCATGGTGTCTTTTCTCTTTTGAGCAGGACTCATTACTGCTTCACTTACACCACCGCCGCCATTTCCACCACCGTTTCCACCATTACCATTACCGCCGTTTCCACCATTACCATTACCACCGTTTCCACCATTACCATTTCCGTTACCATTTTTCTTGGTTTCGGTTTCGCTACTATCTTCAGATCTCTCTTCTTCTCTCTCCCTACGGAGATACCCGCCCAGACCTACACGATATCCACCAGGGATTCGCTTACACTTTTTATCTTTATAGCAGTAGTAATACCCCTGCTTACACTTCTTCATTTATCTTTTTCTGGGTTATTATTATTTAGAAATCCTTGTTTCAGAAGTTTCTGCAGTTCTGATGTAGAACCTACAAACACTGCATTATTGGTAACACTATTAGGACCCTTTGCTCCGTCTTCTTCAAGGTCCTTAAGTTTCTTTTGTAAATCTGCTAACTTGTCTGTGGTGTCTGCCACACTTTTGATAAGTTGTCCAGCAACTTCATACGCTCTAGGACTAGCACTTTCTCCTGCCAGTTCCATTATTCCATTTATTGCCTCTTGTCCCTTTTCAATCAACGAATATAAATTTGCTCTTGTATATTCGTAGTCTTTTTTGATATCGTTACTTTCTACCGGTCTCTTTATAGGAGATGGTTTTTCTGTTTCAACAATACTACTTTCCACGTTAAGTGCCTCATCAATCGCATCAAAATCAGACATAAGTATCAAATATCAGACTGTTTTGTAGGACTATACGACTTAGAATCTGTAAATGTCTCCCAAGTTTCGGTGAAACCAAAATCATCACCTGGATTAGCAGTGATTGGATCGGGCACAGCAGTGTACCTTACCTCTCTCTTCGCTGTCTGAGTGTTGGTGTCAGCATACATATCAACTTGAACCTTACGGATAAGACCTTCGGAATTCTCAGCAACAGGACCAAAGAGGTAAGTTTTTGCTGTAAATCGTAAAGTATATATTAAAGCTCTACGTGTAGAGAAGTCTCCTTCGTAGTCATCCTGAAAATTGACTGAATTTAATACTACAGGAATATCTCTTTTTTCTCCAATTGATTCAACCAAATCCACAGTGATGTTGAAAGATGGTTGGAAATATGGGAGTATTTGCTCTACAATTTGAAGAGCATCATCATTTAATTTTGCGAAGATACTCAGTTCAAATCCAATATTATATGGGACAGGCATGAAGACTTTCTTCATCTTATCATTGTCATCAACCGCTCTGAAAGTCTGAGTAATTCCAGACTTCCTAGTTGAGTCATATGCAATAGATGTCATCTCAAATGACATTCTAGGCATCGTGATCTGAACTGGTTTATCAAGATTTGCCTGCTGTTCTAATCTTGCCAGAAACTTTTGTGTTGGACCATATGCCAAGGGAACTTTCAGTTGACTTACAACACCACCACTTGAGTCTTTGTGCTTGATATTTAAATCATTAAACAAAGTACCGAAAGATATGATAGTCTTTCTGATAATTTCGTGGTAGTAGTAAGATCCTAACATTAGTATGTTCCGAAGGGATTAGTTTCGCTGAAGTCAATTAGACTATCTGCTTGTGTCTCAAACTCATCATTGTCTCTGTATTTATCCGTCTCAGTGTTTGCTACACCAGGATTCTTAATGACATAGGCAGCACCAGACTTAGCACCAGTAAGGGTTTCGCCAGCAAAGAAGTAACCAGATGTAAGACCTACACGAAGAATATTGGTGTCTGCATCCCATCTCTTGACTCTACCGGACATACCAGATCTAGATCCAGTGATGACCTCGTTGAACCAGAAAGTTCCAATACCAGTTGTTGCGGCAGATCCGACTGTAACTGTTGGAGCAGATCCTAAGAATCCGGCACCAGCATTAACAATTCTAATTTCGCTGATGGTTCCTGCAGCAGATACAACTGCTCTAGCACTAGCATTAATTGTAGGAGATAGTGGAGGAACAGAAACTGTTACTGGAGGTGTTGTAGTAAATCCACTACCACCGTCCGTAATTGTAAATGATATGACACCTCTATGAGCAGTAATAATTCCACAAGTAGCAGCAGCACCAGTTCCACCACCACCACTAATCGTAATTGTCGGTGCTACAGTATATCCTGTGCCTGCATTAGTCAGCAAGATTTCTGATATGGAGGTAATATTATTTCTGGTTGTTGTGATTGCCACTGCTGTAGCGTCAGTTCCACCAGAAGGTGCTGTTGTGATCGCAACAGTTGGTGTGCTAGTAAATCCAGAACCATCATTATCAAGGAATATCTTCTGAATATATCCTGTGCCTACAGATGCTGTTGCAGAGGCACCAGAACCCGTTGAGAACATCGTAAGGTCAAGAATGTAACCCTGGTCCTCAAGAACTGTATCAATAGAGTCAATAGAGGTATCAAAGACTTCATCCTCATACTCAAAGAGTTCACACTTGAGTTCATAGACATAATTCTTACCCAGTTGATAAAATGGGTTCTCATGTTCTACAAACTTGACTTCAAACAAACGTTTGCCAAGTGGGAAATAAATTAAATCACCTTCTCTAGGTCTTCCTGCAACTTCAACCTCTTGATCACTTTCATCATCCAAGAAAGGTGAAATAAAATCTTCAAATCTCTCTCTAGATACTGTGACTGTCAATTCATCTCTGAGACTGACGCCAAATTTGGTCATAAGGTCACCGGCACCACTATAACCATCATATGTGTTTACATACGCTTCTAATAAGAAGTTATCGTCAAACTTGGAAGATTGCACTTCCTTAATGATGGTCTGTTTGCGAACATACTTTCTGGGAATGTACGTTACTTCAATACCATATATCTTGAGTTGTTCGTTGATCAACTCCTGTACTAATCTTTGTTCCCCAAAGGAACCTTGTAGGAAAAAGGGATTAAGTGCCATCAGCCAATAAAGTCAAGAGGTGGTAATTCATATTCCATTGCCATACGACTACGAATATCAGCAATTTCTCTTTCACCGTCATCGTAATACTGTCTGCCGTTGAGTTCAATTCCTCCTGGTAATTTGGTTCCACCAAACTTCATCATATTTGCTCCCCACTGTCTTTTAATTAATGCAGTAAGATATCTCTTTACAAAACTATCATTGTAGATTTGTGTGAAACTTTGTGGATCTAATGCACGATGACAGTCAATAACGATATAATCATCCTCAGTTACACTGCCCCAATCAATGTCAAGATACATTCTATCCTGACGCTTGTTAAATCTAATTTGCCTATCAGGAGTCAGTAAGAAGTCAATATCCTCAAGATAAGTCTTAGTCATCGCATATTGCAACAACTCTACTGAGTTGAAGTAATATAAGTCATTTAAGAACAACTGATACTTGATACTGAACATTCCTCCAGAAATGCTACTAGTATCAAATTTAAAAATCTTTTCAATACCAATAACTGAGTCTGGTACTTGAATAAAGTTAGATGTCTCGTAAAAATTATTAGTTGTTGTTCCATATCCACTAATGGATGTGGATGTTGCACTGGTAGTTACAATACCTGCAGTGTTTGTGCTTGAAGCATTATTAGTTGCTTTTCCTCTATCAATATCTGCCTGCGTAAACTTATACTTGAGGTACATCCTCTCAACACCATCATAGTGACGCTCTTGAAAATACTGAATAGCATCATCAACCAAATCGTCAATTTGGTCGTCATCAACATTGATCTCCAACACAGGAGCACCAAGTTGTCTTTTACAGTAATCAATCAGCCCTTGGCGTGTTGACGGTTTTGCCATTAGAATGCCTCAGAATCTATATTTTTGGTAATTCTTTTGGGTTTTCTCAACTTCACCAACTCATTCTCTTGATCAGTAATTTTTGATGTTAAAGATTCTACTTGTTGAGTTAAAGTTAGAACCTTTGCTTCCATAGCAATTGATTGCGATAAAAAATCATTTACTTTCTTTTGATAGGTTACTATCAAATTTTTAATCTCATTTTCATTCATAATTGATATAAAAAAAGGTGGGACTCGCCCACCTGTATTTATAAGTTGTGTTTAACCTTAGAACGAGCCACCATCTACAGTTATATTTTCCAGACTTCTCGTAGATCCACTACAAGAAATAACTGCTTGACTGTTTCCTTGACAATCACTGACGGTCAGTGCTCCAATCTCAAGAGTAGCGTAAGAGATACTTCCCATTACACTATTGCTTTCGGTTACCTCATCAGCAACGACAATTCTTCCAGCACTATCATCCCAGAATATAGAAGCAGTCTTTGCAGAACCACTGTAATAGTGCATTACAACACCAACGTCAATGTTGGCATCAGAAGAAGGTGCTACGAGAGAACCACCACTATTAACAAGACCAACTTCAATCAGAGAGTCTTCAACTTTTAAGGTCTCAGTATTGATAATGGACTGAGAACCTAAAACTGTAAATGTACCGTTGACAGTCAAATCATCAGCAACTGTGGTTGTGCCACTAGCAGAATCAAGAGTTAATCCACCGGAACTAGTTGTAAGTGTATTGGCATCAAGACTTAAGTTGTCAACTGTTGCAGCACCAGTAACGGCAAGAGTGGTACCATCAAAAGTAAGATTACCACTATCCTCAAGAGCACCGGAAGTACCTGCAATTACAACTCTGTTATCTGTAAGATCACTAACTGTTGCGGACGAAAGAACTGTTTCTCCACCAGAAATGTTAGCACCACCATTACCATCAATCTGACCGGTAAAGGTAGAAACACCAGTTACAGAAATACCTTCCAGGAAAGTTGCTTGGAAGTTGTTATGAACTACGTTAGACTGTGTGGCAACAGCATTACCCATCAAACCGTGGGCAGAACACTGATAGTGAAGAACCTGAGGGGTTGTATCAGTTACTGTAATCTCAGTGTAAGCACCAGCACTACCAGCAGTACCGTTGGTTGTAACGTTTGTGGTGTACTGTGTAGTTTTTTGTGCCTCTAGATAGAAGCGAAGTGGGTGACCGCTGTTAGAAGCTGCTGCTTGGTCAAAGCGATAGGTTACACCAGGAACAAGAGTGATAAATGGAGACTCAGATCCATCAATAAAATATCCAGAACCAGAACCACTGCCGTTATATCTGTGATTAGCAGTCTTAGAAGCAACAGTAACAGTGTATGTAACTGTAGTATTAGCAGCTTCGGTGCTTACTAGACTTTCATATCCATAAACAGAACCACCTGCGTAGATATCTCTCCACTGCTTATCAAACTCACCCAAGTCAACAGATTTATCTGCATTAGGGACAAGACTTGAGATGAACTCACCACCGACGTTGATATCGTCAGTATCAGCATCACCAAGGTTAATTGTTCCACCTTTGAATGTTGCTACACCGACGAATTCAGCATATCCCTGAACGTTTAAGTTTCCACCAACAGTTACGTTCTTGTTAACGCCAAGACCGCCGTCAATTTGAACGGCACCAGTATCGGCATTACCAAGAGTATTGTCAGTGGTGTTAGAGAAGGTTGTGAAACCTGAGATATTTGTGCTACTATTAATATCTACAAGAGATGTATTAAATGTAGCAATACCTGTGAAGATTGGGTCAGCAGAACCACTGCCCCAACTAAGGTTTCCACTTCCATCGTTGGTAAGAACACTACTTGCCCCACCTTGAGTTCCGGGGAAATAGTAAGTAACGATACCAGCAAGAGATGCTGGAGATGCAAGTGTAATATAACTTGTACCGTTATTTGTACCTTCTACGAGGTTAACACCAGATCCACTGGTGGCACCCTCAATAGTCCAGAATCTCCCTGAACCTACGAATTGATTGTTTGAAGTCGTCGAGTCAATACCGACGTAGAGGTCATATTTGTCGGTTGTAAAACCTGGCTCACCTGCCCTCAATGCTGGCAAATTACTAAAGATACCTCTCTTGAACTGTAATACAGGAGCAGCCATCTTGTAAAATTCTTACCTTTTTATATATTTAGTTAAAAAATTACCTACTATTAAAAAGTTCCAGCATCATATGCTTCATCATCACTACCATCAGCAAGGTCAACAATTTGATGTGCAGGAACATGAATATATTCGGTGCCATTAAACATTATAAAAGTATTATTTGCTCTAGCATCAGTGTTTATATCACCAACATTCTGCAACTTATCAACTGTTCCTGTAGTAGCTGATTGGTTTGATGCTACTACTTTTACAGCGTTTGTTTGTCCGACTCTTACAGTCGTGGTATTGTTATTAGTTTTGACTCTAATATTCGCCATTAGAATTTCGTTGCTCCAGCGCGTACTAGGACCATACCTTCAATTACTCTACTCATTATACCAGTATTATCAGTCATCACAACATCATAGACATATCTACCATCTTTCAGGTTAGCAGTCTGGGATGTCGTCAAACCAAGTTTGACTTGACCGTTTGTTGCGGCACCGTAAACAGTTGAAGTAAACGTAGTAACACCTGTGGTAGCACCTGGGTGCTTCCTCATCTGGGATTTAAATGTATAGTTAGTCAGATTTAAGACAGAGTTAGATGTCCCGTCTTCAAGTGTGAAAACTTGACTAAAATCTGTGCTTTGATCAATTTGAATATTACTGACGTATACTGCCATCTTTCAAAGGTATTTTAAGTATTTAGGAAGGCAGTCCTATTACACTGACAACTTCCTGTTGCTTGAAATATAATTTTGCGTAAGATTTACAAATGTTTTGAAGTTCACCAATATTATCGCACTCGTCAATTAGTCTTGCTTGTTGCTCATAAGCAAACATTTTAGACATTGTTTCAAGTTTGATTTGATCGGGATTCATTGATAAACTCCGTGAGAAGGGACTTAATTTCATCTATATCTTTCCGCATTTCATCAAGTTCTTGTTTTTGACGATCGCGGTTAGATCTCATCTTAACATACTCATTATAACCAGTTGTATCATTATTGACAACAGCACCTGTATCTGTGCGGTACAGGTGCTTATGATCTTTGACCTTTTTCATCATGCGAGAGCAATAACTCTAAAGTCCTTGAACTTCGGTGCTTTTGCTTCATTAGTTCCACTCATAACAATCTTGATTCTAAATCCATTAAACTGAGCAAGATTATCAGCACTAAACTGATAGTCTATATATTCACCATCTGCACTCGCACGAGTGAAAGCGTCTGGTCTGCCATTGTTAAGAACAGAATCAACTACTTCATCGCCAAATCCATCACCATTTGTATCTGTCAGATTATCAAATCCAGGGAACAATTCAAATGCTTGTTCAATACCATTAGAATCAACTCTAAAAAGTTCATAAAGAACTCTAAAGTCTGCTGAAGAATGACGGTATGCAGAAACAAGGACTTTGAGAGATGTTGCTGGTTGTGCAAGATCAGTCTTTTTAGAAATATAATACGCAGTATGTGGATCTTCTGTAAGAGAATTTACTCTTCCATCATTTGCATAATCAGAAATTGGATTGTTTAACCTATTTCTACCAAACAGAATTCCAGATCCCTGAACATCAATAACTGGAGATAGATTTGGATCGGTCGTGTTCATACTGACGGCAAGAGTCAGGGACTTACTATTAGGAAGATCTGATAGTCTTGTGATTTCGTTGATTCTAGAAGCAACCATTCTTGGAGTACTCATCCGATTCTCATTGTTAAGAGAAATATTTTCATATCCCTGGTCAAGGAATGATACTTCAGAACCACCAGAACTAGTTCCTGTAACAGTTCTAATTTGAGAAGTTGCGGTGGTGCTCTCTGTTGGCGTGAATACGTTCAACCTTGGAGTAATTTCATCAAACTGAATATTACTTGAAGAGAACACAACTGGACCGCCAACACTATTTTCATCAGTAAAACTAAGTTGATTATCTCCAGTTGTTCTTGATCCACGATCAATCTGCAGATGATAAGTATCAAAGTCTCTAGCATTCTTCAAAGTAGCATCACTAGGCATATTATGTTGCTTATTGATTCTGTGAAGAGAGATTCCGTTCAACTCATAAGTAAAGATTTGATCATTAAGATCATGAGATCTCTTGAGAGAATTATCAATACCTCTTGTGCCAATTCCAAGTGTTCCAGCACCACCAGCACCGGCAATAATAGAGTTGTAGTAAATGATTTCGTTATTGACCTTGGCATAACCAGTAGAAGTGGAAATGCCCTCAAATGTCGCAAAGAGTGATGTATTAGCAACCGAAATAGTTGTATCACTCAATCCAAGTGCTGCATTTAGAGTAGTTGGAGTTGTATTGGGTTCAATATCTGCAAGAACAACAACATTGTTGTCTGCATGAAGACTATGATTGGTTTGTTGAACCTCAAGAACTCTACCATCATAGAGATTACTGATTACACTAGAATTTCTAATTGTTGTATTAGCATATGCAACCGCAACATTAGGGGAACTATAAACGACAAGATTCTGTCCTTCAGTAAACTCTTCACCCTGAACATCAGTCAGATATAAGGTATCTTTTCCTGTGATATTCTTAACTGAGAATTGTGCACCACGACCTCTGGTAACATCAGAAGTTGTAATTCCAAGTACATCGCCAACAACGTATCCATTGCCAGCAGTCGTCACATGTGGATTTCCATCAAGTCTATTGCTTGAGAACGTGACAATGCCAATAGCTCCAGTTCCAGATCCGGTGACAGAGTAGAAATTGACTCCATTATAGGTTCCATTACTATATCCTGCACCAACTAAATTGCTAGTTGTGTTAGCAATGTTTCCACCAACCTGCTCAATATTGCCGGTAATAGCAGCAGAAGATGTATTATCACTTACCTTTTTACCAATGGTCAGAATACTATCCATTACAGAAGTTGTTGTGATACCAACTTTTAGTTTTCTTGGAAGAGTTTTAACTGGATTATTAATAAGTTTTTCAGTTAAATCACTTCCAATCTGCAGAGATGGGTTGTAGAAGTAACCAATACCAGGTTCTGTAATGAAGTTTGCTTTGTACAACGTGAACTTCGCATCTTCAAACTGACTTGCAGTCCAGATAGTCCCGTTTTGAGACTTGAACAAACTACCTCCAATATATTGCTTTGTTACGATGACACTTTCAGCGTCAGGTAGAGTAGACAGATTTACAGTCCTCTCTCCCATTCTTGCCACCCAAACTTCATATTCGTTAGTTGTTGGTGCAAGAAGAACAAAGCAATACTCAGTGTCTGGTTCAAGATATACTGGAGAAGGGAAAGTAACTTTAGTTGGAACTGTACCGTCACTTGAAACATTAATTTGAGATGGTTCAAGAGTTACCTGTGCATAATCAGCAACCAATATATCTGTTGGTGTGCCCAACTCCATGGTTCTAATTTCACATCTTATTTTTTCATTTTCATCTTTGTTAGCAAAGAATACGTCAAGACTTGTCAGGAATGCCCCAGTTTCGTCAACCGTAAATGATTGTGCTAAAGGATCTTCCCTTCGTACAGGAGGTCTTGGTCTGCGGAAGAATTCCGTGACATTTCTGGTTCTGCGAACAGTTTCTACAGTTCCTCTGGCAGTATAAGTACCTTCACCAACACTAAATCTCAAACTTCCAGGTAGAGGTTCAGCATTAGAAGAGCTTGATGTAAGTTTGAAAGTCTTTTCTCCTGTAGTAAATGTAACTGCTGGTGTTGGAGAAGCAAGGGGATCTCTGAAGAAGAATGATCCTGTTACATCACCAAAAGTATCAGTTATTAATCTGATGTCTGATACTTTTGCTTGTGCCCCACTTGTTACACCAAGAAGGACCATATCCTTCACGATACGCCCATTAAACGCTCCAAGAACATCTTCCATCAAAGAGTTAATATCAATATTCAGAACTGTGGAAGACGCAGAATATACTTCAGGTAAAGTTAAACTTCTATTGTATGGATTTAAAGTGTATTTTGTAGAAGGATTCGTTATTGAACCAGACTTATGATTAGGATTACAAATTCTTGCAGAGAAAATTTGTCTAGCTCCAATAAAACCTCTAACAGTCTCTCCTGCCTGGAAGACCCCAGATGTCATGGAAATTTCAGTTAATTTTGGAATAATATCCAAATCTGTACTACTTTCAAAGAAATTGTAATGTCTTGTTAGAGGTCTTAAACCAGTTGCTTCAAACTGTACGTTCCTAGATCTGATATGTGTATCAGCAGTTCTACTCTCTACGCTAGTGCTAATACTAGATAGTTCTCTCCCTCGTCTGCCATTTCTCCAATCAGTAGAAACTCTAGTAACTCTTTCGCCACCGTCAATTGTAACTGTTCGTGTCCAACTATCTTGAGCAGGAGAAATGTTGATCGCACCTGTGAATGCGACCATGTTGAATGGGTTTACATTTTCAACTCTAGATGCGAGAGGTTGTTTAATCCACTCTTTATTGTCATACTTAAGTGTAATCAGATCACCAGTCTTCTGAGTATTTGGATCAAGAAGGTCAAAGTTTAAGTCAAAACCACCAACAGTGGGAAGACCGGAAGCAATCTCTGGTTTAAGAGTAAAGTAATCAACTGGTGCTCCGAGTTCATTATTTTTAATTCCAGACTCGGACTTGTCCTCCATTCTTTGATTGTCAGCAAAATCATCAACAAAGAATCCAGACTTAAATCTATCTAAACCGTCAGTATCCCTAACTTGAAGTGTTTTTGTATCAAGTTCAAGGAGAGATAGCGATGTGAGAGTTTCTAAAGTTTCAACTCTATCCTCGATCCTACCAATATCTCTCATCGTATATCTTCTATTATCAGTAAAGGTTAATACTGCATCAGAAGTATCATATAAGTATGCTGGCAACTGAATTCTTGCCAATTCCATCATGTCACCACCAATTTCAGGATCTTTTGGATCCTCAGCACTAGTTCCTCTTACAACAGCAACATTTCCTTTAGTGGTAAACACCACTTTATCAATTCTTGGGAGATAGTAACTAATTCCAACTAAAGAACTTTCATCTGGAGCAACTAAAAGAGTCGGATTAGTTCCTGTTGTAGCGAAAGTTCTTGCAGTGTAATCAAAAGGAGAAAGTGTAGTGGAAGTAAAATCAGAAACTCTAGGTCTAAAGTCTAAGACATCTGATGCTCTAAGTTCTCCTGCTAGTGGGATGTCAGATTTAAACCTGGCAGCATCGTAAGAATTAACTGTATATACGTCACCCGTATCATTAGTTGGAATTGTATAATGATTGTAAATTATTAACAGTTTTCTTGATGGTGTATAATTTAAATTTTCTCTACGTACAATTCTTGAGTAATCATAGAACTGTTCTTTAACACCTTTGTCAAGAGTGTAGTTATTTGTAACATCTTGATAGTTTCCAAGTCCAATAACTTGTAATGGTGCAGTAATACCAGATTCTTCAAATTTTACGTTTTCGCCAACAGTAAATTTATCATCATTTAAGTAAACAATTTCAACTTTAGTTGCTGAAGATCTTGTGACTACTTGAGCGATGGCATTACTTGTGGATCCAACAACTCTTTCTCCTAAAATTGATGCTGTGTTGAGTGCTAATCCAGCAGGGAACTCAAGGGAATCTAAGGTTGGAATAGATGTTCCTAATGATTCATAAACAGCGACAACTTCTGCAACATCAGGAACATTCAGAGAAATTTCTCTATCCTGAATTCTAGTTCCATAAAAATCACTTTTAGAAGTTTGAGAAATGGATGTAGATACTCCGGTAGCAGACTTGGTTACTTCTACTTTTGTGCTTCTCGTATATACTTTGTCTTTGTTGGTGATTCCTATTTTTTTGACAGTAGTATTTACTGTCACATTGCTTGATTGAGATGCAGTGAGACCAGTAAACGTAATAACTTGACCTGCAGAACTGAGAGAAACTTGATCGCTTGTTAAAGTTTCAATAGATCCGTCATTATAATGAATGCTATATCTTTCTTGATCAAATGTCTCAAAGAGGGAACTACTAATACCAGTTGTAGTAACGTTTATTGAAAGAGATCCTGTAGAGCTGGTTGACTGCTCTCTAATTTGACTGGAAACTAAAAGATTAGAAGATCCTAAATCAACTGAAGAAACATTTTGTTCTTCAAGAGGTGCAAACAATCCACCACGCTCTCTAACAATAGGTACACCTAATGTAAATGTTCCTGTAAAAGTAGAACCCGGAAGACTACCATCACAAACATTAGTTCTATCCTGCTCAGCAACTAAAGTAACTTGAGTTTTGGCAGAATTAATTGCAGAAACTCTATTAAACGTTTCATCACTAGTTCCAGCGATCTGATATCTAACAATATCTCCAACTTTAATGTTGTTGAAGAACTTGCCAGGGCAAGTCATAGCACCAGTAGTACTAATTTGAACTGTGTCTGCTATACCAAATCCGGTAGGAAGTTTTCTTTCAAGAATAGTATCGGCAATAAAATCTCTCTTGAGTTCAGAATTCAGTGCTGTTGAATCCTGATAAATTGACTTGACATCTTCAATAGTGTGAGTTGTGAGACTCGTGATGGAGCGAGAAATTTCTTTGCTCTCATTAATTAAAAGCTGCTCACCGACGATGAAGGTTCCTGATGTTTGCATCAGGGTAATATCAGTCGTTCCAGCAGGAGCACTCTGTACATAACCAGAGGCACCACTACTTACACCTCTAATGTAAGAACTGACAGGCATGTCAGCAGTCAAAGTATTTTCGTTCAAACTAATAGTAGTATATGTCTGAACATCAAAAAGATATAAATCCCAAGAAGTAGAAAGGTCTACTTGAGCAGAATCTGTAAGACTAAAATTATATACTCTTGCTTGACCAATTTCAGTTCCAGTGGCAGCAGTTGTAGATGTTCCTCTTCTTTGACCCTGAAGTCTTACAATATTACTATTATTATTTACACCAAATAATGGAGTTCCCTGAACATTATTAACACGAATCAGAGTTCCCATTTCAAAAGGAACCAAAGAATTAGATATTGTTCTGGTATCCCTTGGTTTCTCTACATCAATAATTTTAGTGGCAGTATTTTCAACGTCATATCCTTTTACATATGCTTTTCCTGCAGAAACAGAAATTGCCATCATGTTTTCAGATGGAACATTTCCATCATCTGTAGATTGATTTGAGAAAAATACTCCTTCATTACCAAGTCTGTCATTCAAAGACTCTTTGACCTCAACATCAAAGTTATCAAGGGAATAATTTCCAGATTCTTCAAAAGTTCTCTTAGCAAAATAGTCCCTAATTAAGTTGTAATTAGATTTATTTTGAAGTTTCTTTAATTCACCATCCTGAATTCTAACAAGTTCTACAAAAGTCTTATCATCATTATCTGTTAAGAGTTTCTTAGATAATGTTAGACTTATTTTTAATCTATCTGCCCCAGGAGCAGCATAGTTAGAGAACCCTTTAGCATTGTCATATAAAGAATCATCATCTTTCGCTGTGATGATCTCTTCATTAATAGTTAAACCAACCCTATAAGATGATGTGTTGGAATATGGATCTAAAAATATCTTATCAGATGAAACATCTACAAAAGTTCCTCTGATAAAATACACTCCAGAACCAATTGATACGGAACTGGAGACAGACGTAGCATCTTCACTAATCAGCGATGCTACAGTTTCACCTGAATTTACAGAAGTATTTCCGTAAGTGAAGGAATCTTCTGTAATTAAAACTTCTCCGTCCTGGAACGGTTCAACCTGGTTATTATCTCCAGATTCAATATACTTTACAAATATGGTTGGATTCGTTATACCAGTTAAGTCTGATACATTTTCATATCGGTCAACCTTTGCAACGATGCCAGATGTTTGACCCTTTAATCTCTTTCCTACAAGATTTTTACCGTATACTGAAATGTCAATACCTAGATGATCAGCATTTAACTTAACAGCAGGATATTCAGAATCATACGCAACATTTCCTGGGATCACCATTGATCCCTCTTTGAACATATGACTTCCAAACGATTCTATTTGATTCTGCAGAATTGTCTG